CTTTAGCTATTTCAGACATTCTTTTTTTAGTTTCTTCTGTATGTTTCTTGCCAGTTGCAGATATTCTTAATTTTTCAATCCAATTTTGGTCAAATATTCTACCTTTTCTTGCTTCTGACATTTTAGATTTAGATTCTTCACTTATAAACCCAGACTTATCTTTAGTTTCAGTTAATCTGCAGTTAAGTCCATTTTCTCCAATAACATCATAAAAGTCTTGCCAATACCTCTCTCTTTCGTTTAGATTTTCTACTAAACATTCTTCAATAAATTCAATAGTATGTGCATCATAACCATACTTCTGTAGTGAATTGTGAATCCTTACTTGATAAGGCTTTGCACCGTTCTTGTAGTAATTCTTTCTCTTAGTAAAATTGGTAGTTTGACCAATGTAAATCTTGCCACTCGGGCTTGTAATCTTGTATATACCTATCATAAAAAAGGGGAGCAACTTTTGTGTTACTCCCCTCAAAGATAAGCTATTTATGTTACATAGCCTAAGCCACGTTACCAAAATCTCCGTACACGAACGCACCAGCGTAGTAGATAGGGAATGCGATTCTTGCCTCAACACGAACTGTAATCATGTTCTCAACAGCGTTGTTACCATCTTGGTCAAAGAATTGAACAGAGATACCGTTACGTTGCATGATTTGAGCACCCATTGACCAGTCTCCTACTAAGAACTTATCAGCAGTCATTGCTGTAGACTTGAAGATAGGAATACCAGCGATAGATAATTGACCATCAGTTGTAACCACTGTAGAACCTGGTAAAGAGTACGCAGAGTTAGTGTTCTTAGTGTTTACGATGTTAGCCCAATCTGTAGGGTTAATCAAGATACCAGTTGCAGAGTAGTTACTTGCTTCTACTTGTGCGATAGCTTGTACTAATTGCTCAACATCTACAGTTGCAGCACCAGTTGGAGCAGCAGCGTTGATAGTCAAACCAGTCAAGTTAACACCAGAACCAGAACCAAATAATAACTGAGCATCTTCAGCTACTAAGTATTTCTCTAACAAACGAGATTGTAAGAAAGAAGTCATAGCAGGAACGTCATCTAACATTTGACGAGAGATTTTAACGTAACCAGCGATAACTTGTGCAGGAGCATTAACCATGCTGATATCGAAATCAACTTGAGCTTTTGCACTACCTTGAGTTTGGTTAGCAGGAGCACCTTCACCACCAGTTTCTTGAGGGAAAGTAAATAATCCTTGAGAGATTGTACCTACTGGTAACAAACTTCTAACGTGGATTTTACGAGAAGGTAAACCATAAACTTGGTTAGCATACTGACGTGGAATATCTCCAGTCAAGTTAACTGCTTCTGTCATGTTACCTACTGCTTTAGTGTCCATAATGAAAGAAGTATTCTTCATTTCACCACGACCTAATTTTGCGATGCTGTCAGCATTCTTTTCAATTTGCTCACCTAAAGTGGCATTGAAACCTTTAAATTGATTTTCGTTCATTGTCTTACGATTGTTTTTTGCCTCTAATTTGTCAGCAGCATCTTTAACTACAGCAACTTGAGCTTTTAATTCTTCTAATTCTGTTTTTAAGCCATCTACCGCTACTGCGTTATCAGCTTTTAATGTTTCGATAGCACCGTTTACTTCGGTTTTAACGCCTTCGAAAGCACTTTTAATTTCTTCTACCATTAGTTGAAAATTTTAAATGATTGTAAATATTTGTTTACCTCTAATTCAATGGAAACCATCGGGTCATCTTCATCTTCCAATGCCTCATCTTCTGATTCACCTACTGGTTGCAACTCAGTTGGAGCATCTACTGGCGGTTGTTCTTCCGAAGCGACTGATTCATCTTCTTCCATCTCAGCGAGATATTGTTGTAACTGCTTGAGCTTTAACTCTAACAAACCAAAAGTTTCATCAGTATAGAAACCATTTCTCAATGACTTAATAGTTTTAGCTATCTCATCAATTAGAGTTACTTTGATTTCAGACTTAACCATAACGGTTGGCGTATTAGAATTGGCACCCCATAAAACTGAGGAACCTTCAAACAATTTAATTTCTTGAATCTCGTTATATCCAGACTTAGCTTGAGACTTTACAGTCTGGAATCCAATGCTATGTTCTGTGATATGACCTTCTTTATACAACTCGTAAGTATCTCTACCTAAAGTTGTATTTGGCATCTTAACGATTGCCTTTAAACCAAATGCATCTTCTACCAATTCCTTTGGCTTAGATACTGGTTTGTCTGTAGAGTGGTTAAACAAGTGCCAGATTCTATTCTTGCCTTGTGGGCCATTCTCTTTAATAGACTTCGTAAATGAGCCTGGCATGATTACATCGCCATCGCTATCTACATTACCAAACGCAGAATAGTAAACTTCAATAGTTCTTGTGTCATCAGACATATCGACTGGTACACCACTTACTGCTTTCTTGTTATAAAAATTACTCATATATATTTGTTTAAGCAATAAACACAGTACAACATCTGCAGTTACAATTATTCATTGCACCTCCGTTTGCATCATGTGCGTATTGCATCTCAATTACTCCTCTATTTGGCGTATTCACAAGGAACGGCTGATTAATCGGTATTCTTACTCCTCCTGCATCTGGATTGGTTTGTCTATCCAATGCCCTATGCCAACTTCTGTACCTATTATTCTTAGCAGGATAATCTGCTGCCACCCATTGCTTCAGCAAAGGTATGTTAACAAATTTAACTGCACCCATCATACCAGCACTTAATGCTTGATGTGATTCCGTTCTTGCAATCAGCAGACTCCTTGCGTTGTTAATTTTCCCTTCTTGTAGGTTTTTAATCGCAAGTGAATTAACCTCGTTAAGACTCAAGTTGTTTTCTTGTCCGTATCTAATAGAGGCGTTCAATATCCTTGTAATCTCATTCTTGGTAGTATTTTCAATTCCGTACATCTTAGTTCCGCTATAGGTTGTCCAATAAGACAACATAAACGCCAACCATTCATCCATGATGTTCAGAGGGTCTAAATCTACTGATTCTTCTTTTTTATACTTGTCAAATATCTTTTGGTACGTCATGGCAGTATATCCGCCAGTCGTCTCGTACAAAGTTCGTAAAATATTATTAATATTCTTTCCGTCAAATAATGCGTTCTGATTATTCATAGTTTGCTGAACTCCGTAGTCCTTTACCAACTGAGCAGCTCTATCAAAGTCAGATTGTAAAGCAGCCAATATTTTAGGCTGATACTCTCTTACTGATTTCCTTGCAATCTTCTGCTGCAAAGCGAACTGCTGAGAAGGAGTGACTATTTTAGCCATTACTTTACTGGTGGTATGTTATAATCTCCTTGTTGTTGAGAATCTCTTGGGTCTTGTAACATAGTCAGCTCATCTATAGGTAAGTAACCAGCAGGGATAAATACCTCATCCATAACTGGGTCTAAAGAAGTATCGTAACGCATTGCTGCTCTTTTCTCGTTAGGGGTAATCCACCATGATTGAGATAGGATAGCAGAAAGCTCTTTCATGTCCTCTTGTAACTCTGGGAACACAGTAATATCAAAATCAATATAGTAACCATTGCCAATCTCTACTGCAAAGAATCTATTGAAAGCATCACGAAGTGCCACTAATTCTGGAAGCACTACTTGCGTAAGCATTTCCTTCTTAGCTTCTTTCATGTTGTTATAAGTCTTGTTATCTGGGTCGTTAAACAACGCAGAGTTCACACCGTAAACATTACAAAGTTCTCTAAGTGTTACTTTCTCAGATTCTAAAAGTTGAAGGTCGATAGGAGACAATCCCATGTTAACCCAGCCTAATTTAGCACCAGCAATTAAAATCTTACCAGCGTTCTGAACGATTTGTCCTTGGCTCTTAGTTCCGTACTGATTGTAGAAATCTTCTTTTAACTTACCAGCTTCCTCTTGTCCAAAGTTGTTAGACTCATCAGCATACAAGATACCTTTAGGGCCTTGATTCTGTAACATACCAACCGAAGTGTCCTTCGCATCGTTAGAACGCTGAACAGTTCTGTATGCAGCTTGTAATGGGCTTAATCCGTATAATTGGTTACCGTTAGTGTCAAAGTAAGGGTTGAAGTATTTTAGATGGATTACGTCTTTCGCATCTAAGAAATCCCATCCAACAAGTGTAAAAGAATAACCTTCAACCCCATTGATAGTACCATCAGAAATGATGGCCATGTATTGCGGAGGGAGCACGACTAATTCTTGAACCTTACCGCTTTCTAATCGGTTGGCCCAAACAAATGAATTGCCGCAAATAAGTTTATAACCAATAACGCTTTCAATAAACTCAGAAAGAGATTGATAAGGATTTGGTTTTTCTAATAAATCGTTCAATGGGGAATCTGCAATCTCGCTAATTGCTTTTACTCTTATCAACTCAGCCTTGGCTAAGTCTTGAGTAGTAGATGAGTTTTTAGTCATCGATGTATAGCGATTAAGTGACTTCTTGTCCTTTACCTTGTAAACGTAAAATGGTACCGTAGATACAGTTTTAGAGATACGCTTTATGATTGCGTAGACCTCACTATTGTTCTCGTAGTCAAGTACGAATTTTCTTTGGTTAAGTTCTGGGTATAAAGTTCTTCCAGCAAGTAATCCGCCAAAATCAGCAAATGGACTGGTAACTTGTATCATTCCATTAGGAGCTTGTGCCTTTTGTTGAAAAGGGTTAATGGCTCCGAATATGTCAGTTAATTTCACGCTATATGATATTTTTACAAAAGTAACAAATTTTTAGCCTACACTACCCAACCTCTTTTCGGTTTGGCAAATTTTGAGTATATGGCATACCTCATGGCATCCATCAAGTGGTCTCTAAACTTAACTGG